AGAACAACCAGACCTCCACGCGTGTGTACATGTCACCCATGTGTTGGTTGAGTCAAATTTTCTTATATTGGCGCGGCACTATTACCTACCGTATTATGATTAATGCATCTCCCAACCATAAGGGACGGTTAATGTTCTCTTGGGATGCCATTGAGACGGGCAATGGGCCTACTACGGTCGAAACCAACACGCAGTTTACGCGCGTCATTGACATAGCCGAGGAGCGTGATGTGTCAATCACGGTCGGATGGGGGTCTGAGCTACCTGCACTAGGGTGTATTGCGCTAGAAGCCGGTAGCGATTCACCTCTACTCGAGAATGCAATTCCTGACGTGGATAATGGTAAAATTGCTTTGCGCGTCCTGAACCCTATCGTTGGCCCGGGACCCATACCTGAGCCTATTCAAGTGGCCATATTCGTTAAGTCTGATTCGATGTCGTTCTATAACCCCACAGCATACTTTGATAAATTGTGGTTTACTCCCCAGTCTGGTGAAGGGGACCACGCCAAGGCTCTTGAGGAGGGTACTGATGAACCTTCGAAGCCTCGCCACACGCGCGCAGCTGCTATTTTGGGGGCACCTTCTGTCTCACCGGACGCTAATGACAGTATTGTGGCTGGTGAGACTGTTCGTTCTCTACGGACATTAATGAAGAGATATTGTGCTGCTGAAGGACAGGTTTATCAGGTTGATCCCGCTAATACGGATTCCATTATGAATCAGGTAGAGCTTACGCGTAACTCCATACCAGCCCACGCAGGTATTTCACATTTTGGGGCGCAGGACACCGAGATGATTCATCTCACCTATTTCATGCCTTGCTTTGCTGGGTGGCGGGGTTCCGTCCGCGTAAAAGCAGTTACTACAGGTCCAAGACGAGGAGCCCTTCATCAGGTAGAGCGCTTTACTCTTGGTACATATTCGCCCTACGGTCCCGCTGTTAATGTGTACCCCATGTCCAATGGGGACGTCGCCAGTGGTTCAAATGCCGGTACGCTAATTGGGTCCGCGGGTGTCACAATGCAGCCAGTGGACCAGTGCCCCATAGTGTCTGCCGAGTTACCCTATTATTTTTATGAACGGTTTGCCTCAGCTCGCACTACTAAGGCATTGTTCACTCCATCTGCGTACCAGTACACATTATATACCCCCGGGACAGACGTCGCCACATTCACGCAGTTCTTTTATGCTGCTGGTGAAGATTTTTCTTTATTTTTCTTCACTGGAGTCCCGGGAATGTTATTTTCAGCCTAGTAGGCTATAATTACTAGCACGTGTGTAGACGTGGGAGTCCACCGAGCATGTGCGCAACCTAGTAGGTTTATATGGTTTTTTACTACTAGGCTCTGTTAGT